GGACATTTTTTCTTTCCTATTCCAATCCCAGCAGGACAATAAAATGAATACACTAGTAGCATTAGCGGCAATGTCGTTAGGTCAATTCTTTGTGGTTAATCCACAAATTCCAGTTGTGGTTCAACAACCTCAACCAATCGTAGTCCAATATCAATACGTAGTACAACAACCGCAGTATGTGGTTGTGCCTAGAACAATTTATGTACCAGTACAGGTTCAAATGTATCAACCTGTATATTATCCATATCCAATTTATAGAATCTATCCTTAAGGAGAATACAATGAGCGAAGAAAAGAATCCATTAAACGTATACAATCAATTAGAAATTATTAAAAATTCAGTAGCACAGATTGAAACTATTCATGTTTACGAGCTTGCTAATCGTCAGTTTGGAACTTCCGCAGAAGAGGAGTTGAAGAAACGAATTGATGAGTTAGACAAGCAAGTCCTTGAATATGAACTACAGCTTGCAGAATTACAAGAATATATTGACAGCGTATTAGATTCTAACAAGAGATTGCTTGAGGCAAATAATCAACTCATCGCTGAAAAGAATCTGGCATTAGAAAATCGCCAGCTAACACAAGATCAGGCAGATAAAATAGTTTCTGCTTATCATCAATTGCCTTGGGTTGTGAAGAAGTTTTATGGAGTGAATTAATATGAGCCAGTCCGAATTGCAGAACCTTCCAGTTGAACGTGCCGTCCTAGCTGGCATCTGCCAGTTCGGACTGGAAGTTTATGTTGAACTTGACTTTTTGCAAGCAGAGTATTTTAGCCACGAATTAAATCAGGTTATATTTACATGCTTGCAAGACGTTATCAACAATAATCAGAATATTGAATATCTCTCTATATTCTCAACAGCTCAAAAGTTGGGCGTGTATGAATTAATTAATAAATCGACCGAGATGAGTTTCATCCGGTCGCTTTTTAATTTTCCCATAAATAAAGATAATATCCCTAAATTTGCAGCTAAGCTAACTAAACTTAAATTAGCTAGAGATATCAAGAAGACATTATCTATATGTGATAAGTCGATGACTAAAATCACAGGAGATGAGAGTGTTGAAGATATTATTGGCATGGTTGAAACTCCAATTATGGAGATTACATCTCTTGCATATAAAGAGCAGAACAATAAGACAGTTCTTTTGGGGGAAAATATTGATGAGTATGTTGAATATCTTATTAATAATCCCTCTGATTATCTTGGTATTCCTACGGGCTTTCCTAGATTTGACGAAGCTATTGGTGGTGGCCTTAGAAGAAAGTCAGTCACTCTAATAGGAGCTAGAACTGGCGTTGGTAAAAGTGTTATCTCTACTAATGTTGCAAAATATGTTTCAGAAGTTTATAACATTCCAGTGTTGTATTTAGATACAGAGATGGATCTTGGCGATCAAAGAAATCGTATGCTGGCAAATATTAGTGGAATTAAGATCAATGAGATTGCTAAAGGTTCTTTTGCCAAAGTCTTTAATTCTAAAGAAAAAGTAATAGCCGCAGCTAAGTTAATTGAAAAGATACCATATCACTATATATCAATTGCGGGTCAGCCGTTTGATAATATACTTAATATCATTAAAAGATGGGTGCATCAATACGTTGGGTTCGATGAGAATGGAAGAACTAAAGATTGCTTAATCATATACGATTATTTCAAGTTGATGAGTTCAGCTGGACTAACCGCTGCTATGCAAGAATATCAAGCTTTAGGCTTTCAGATCACAAAGATGAATGACTTCTGTATTAAATACGACTTACCATGTTTATCTTTTGTGCAACTTAATCGAGAAGAGGAAATCGCACAATCTGATAGACTTCAGTGGCTCGCATCTACCGTTGCTAAGTTTCAAATGAAAAGCGACGAAGAAGTGGCAGATGATGGCGATGAGAATGGAAATCGTAAACTTGTTATCATTAAAGCTAGGCATGGATCTGGACTTGAATATGGCAACTATATCAATGTTAAAATGAATGGTGCAATTGCTAAACTTACTGAGTGGTACACTAGAGATGAACTTAAGAATGGAGCGGCAAATGCAAGTCAAGACAACTCCTTCGAAATTCGAGAAAGTGAGTCGGGAGAAGATTTATTCGATATGTAATGAGTTATCGGATAAAGCCCCGTCTCTACTTAATGCTTTAAAAATTGAATATATAGAATTTCCTAATAGACTAGCATTTCCATGTCCAGTGCATGGAGGAGATAATTGTGAAGGATCATGCATATTTACTGATGGAGCTAAAACTAAAGGAAACTGGGTATGTTGGACACATTCTTGCGAAAAAGACTATGGTAAGAATATGATTGGATTTGTAAGGGGTGTTCTATCACAGAAAGAGGGTAAAGAAGTTAATTTCTACAAAGCTATTAATTTTGCATTATCATTCTTAAATAAAAAGATCATAGATATACCAGAAGAAAAGATAAGTGAAAGCATCTATGAAATTAATAAGATTAATGAAATTTTAACTCGTAAATCTGAAAAGATAGAATTAAATATATCTAGAGAGCAAGTAATATCAACTCTTGATATTCCGTCAAAATACTATATAAATAGAGGATTTTTACCAGAAACTTTAATAGCTTTTGATGTTGGAGAGTGTTATAATTCTAATAGACAAATGTTCAATCGAGCAGTCGTACCCGTATATGATGAAACTTTTCAATATGTTGGATGTGTTGGAAGAGCAACTAACGAGAACACTAAGCCAAAATGGTTTAATAGTAAAGGTTTCAGAAAATCATTCTTTTTATATGGGTTATGGGTTACTAAACCATATATTCAACAAACATCAACTATTGTTCTTGTAGAAGGTCAAGGTGATGTTTGGAGATTGTACGAATCAGGAATTAAAAACTGTGCTGGTATATTTGGTTCTGATCTTAGTGAAGACCAATTAATCAATCTTGAAGAGCTTGGAGTAATGAATATTGTTATATTAACAGATAATGATGAAGCAGGACAAAAGGCAGCAGAAGGCATTATCCAAAAAGGTGGTAGAAGATTTAATTATTTTACACCTAAGATATCAAAGAAAGATATTGGAGATATGTCAATTGAAGATATAAACAACGAACTTAAACCGCAAATTAAAGGGCTTTTTTAATGAGTAGAATATTAGCTTTTTCAGGCAAGAAACAATCTGGTAAAAATACATTGTGCAATTTCTTGCATGGTCAACAACTCAGAGCTTTTGGAATTATTGATGGATTTGAAATAACCACAGATGGAGAATTAGTAGTAGATACAATTCTTAGAGATGAAGATGGAAAAGAAAAAAGGGGCAAAGGCTTTATCGATATTACACGTAATGATATTGAGTTTGCTATGTGGGCAATGGAAAATGTGTGGCCTTTTGTAAAGCATTACGCATTTGCAAGCACCCTAAAAGACATTTGTATTGGATTATTTAATCTTGATAAAAGTTGTGTCTATGGAACTGATGAAGAGAAAAATAAACCAACTCAATATAAATGGGAAGATATGCCAACTAAAGTTAAAGGTAAAACTGGCTTTATGACTGGAAGAGACTTTATTCAATATTTTGGAACTGATATCTGTAGAAAAATCTTTTCAGAAGTTTGGACCAGCAGAACAATTAAAGACATGCAAGTAGAAGAATCAAAATTAGCAATTATTAGCGATGCTAGATTTGTAAATGAAGTAGAGGCAATTAAGAATGCTGGTGGAAAAGTTATTCGATTAACTAGAAATGTTGCTGGTGTAGACGCTCATGAAAGTGAATTGGCTCTTGACGATTATGATAACTTTGATGCAGTTATTGATACAGAAAATTTAAACATAGAAGAGTCATGCCAAGCACTTGTTAAAATTTTAGAAGAGTGGGGATGGTCTACTAGTGAATTAATTTTGAATAAACAAGAAGAATCTCCTCGACGACAAACAGTAACATCAATCAAATGATTACCACATACTTTAGATCGTCCAGCTTAAACAACTGGAAGTATTGCGAACTTCAGTATTTTATGACTTACGTTCTTGGTCACTACTCCCCATCTGGGAAAAAAGCGGATTTGGGAACAATAACGCACGCAGTACTTGAAACTTTAGCAATATGTAAAAAGAGAACTCAATTTAACAAAAGATCAACAATGAAAATCACTCAGGAACCCTTGGGTGATTTTTCTTTTACTGACGCTGAATTATCTACAGAGGCATTTGTAAATAAAGTGTTAGATAGAAGTTTTGAATTCTATAAAGCAAATTCCAAACACAATGAGTTCAGCGAGAAAGATTATCAATTTTGTTATAAGATGGTGTGGGATACTTTAGGATATAACAATGGTCAATTTGATCCACGTAACCGTAAAGTAATTGATACAGAACCCCACTTTGATATCCCCATTTTGGAAGACTGGGCAAAGTTTGAGTTTGAATTGCCAAGCGGGGAAAAAATGTCTGGAAATCTTGCCATCAAAGGAACAATTGACCTTGTAACTGAGATGGAAGATGGTACAATAGAAGTAATCGACTGGAAGACTGGGCAGAGGCTTGATTGGGCCACTGGAGAGCGTAAGGACTATGATAAACTAATGAAGGATACTCAATTGCTGTTATATCACTATGCAGTTAGTAAAATGTATCCTAAATATAGAAATTCAATCATGACTATCTTTTTCTGTAGAGATGGTGGACCTTTCTCTCTTGCGTTTGATAAAGAAGACGATGATAAATTTCTTCTATACTTGAAAGATATGTTCAAGGAGATTGTATTAAATCAAAATCCTAAACCAATATCTAAGGATAGAGGTAGTTTTAAATGTCAAAAGCTTTGTCATTACTATAAAACAACATGGCCCGATACTGATAAAACTATGTGTCACCATATTGATAATCAATTACAAACTATTGGAATGGCTGAAACAGTTAAGAATTTCTCTAAGCCCGGTTTCACCATTGGAAAATATAAAGATCCGGGAGCTGTGGAATGATATTGCCAGTTATAACAACACACTATTCATTATTGAAAGGTTTCATCAAACCAGATGAAGCTGCCAAGAAATGTAAAGAATTAGGTTATACTCATTGCTTAATTGCTGATATTGAAACTATTAGTGGTGTTGTTGATTTCTTCAATGCCATGAATAAAGCTGGAATTATACCCATTCTTGGAATGCAAGCCGATAATGGCTATTACATTGCTAAATCCCTAAAAGGATATAGAGCTTTAATTAAGTTAGCATCTAAAGAAAAGATAGAATATGTCAAAGAAGACATGCAATTTTACACAGAAGATCAACTAGCAGTTATGCCAGTTTATTATGCTGAACAAAATGATGCAATTCTTCATAGGATGGTATTGTGTCTTAACTTTAAAACTACGCTTAAGAGGGCTAAAGATGTAGATATGGGAGAATATAAAAAGTTCTTTGAATCTGATCATTATTTCTTTCATCCGACTCATAGGATTATACCTAGCGAAAAGCAATACTTTGGAACTAAACAATTATATTCTGAATTACAACAGTATAGCATTCTTTCTAAGCCTAAATTACCTCGCGTAGATTGTGCAGATATGTCTGAGAATGATTATCTAACACAGTTATGTAGAAATGGATGGCGAGCAAAGCTTATGCATTTAAAAGATGATAAGAAGAAAGAATATACTGATCGTATTAAGTATGAGTTGTCTGTTATTCATGGCTTTGAACTATCTGGATACTTTTTAATTGTGCAAGACATTATTAACTACGTAAGAAAGAATGAGTGGCTACCGGGGCCGGGTCGTGGAAGTGCTGGTGGATGTTTAGTGTCATATTTACTTGGGATTATTGATATTGATCCCTTAAAATATGACTTACTATTCTCTAGATTTTTAAACGCTGGACGATTTACTAAAGATAACATCTCTTTGCCCGATATTGATATGGACGTTCCATCCGTTCACCGCGATGAAATTATTGACTACATCAAGAATAAGTATGGCAATGAAAGAGTTTATCAGATGATTACATTCGGGCGTTTACAAGGTCGATCAGCAGTTAAGGATGTTGCTAGAGTTTATGGAGACTTATCTTTTAGTGAGTTAAATGAGATCACTGAAAGTTTACCGCAAGAGGCTAGCATCTCGGACGAATTGGAAGAAATGGATATCAAATCAGTTATTCGATGGACTCTTGAAAATGATCCAAAGAAACTTGAAAAGTGGTGTAGAATTGATAAGGAGGGTAATTTGTCTGGTGAGTTGTCAGATTTGTTCTCTCTTGCTATAAGAATAGAAGGAACTTATAAATCTCAAGGAAAACATCCGGCAGGAGTGATTATTTCTAATGAAGATCTAATCAATGATGCACCTCTTATCACAGATAAGAATGGTCATAGATTGGTCGCATTTGAAATGCATGACTTGGATAAGGTTGGTTTGACTAAATTTGATGTGCTTGGGATTAACTTACTAGATAAAATTATGCAGATTACAGA